GTGTTTGGTTTTTACATCTAACAACGCATTATCTTTTCTGGTAAACCAGCCTAATTCTAAATCTTGTCTTAATTTTGCAATATCAAATACGTAGGAATCATATTCTATGGTTGCACAGTCGATAAGAAAAAATCCTCGATCAGTGGTAAAAATAATATTTTCTAGTGTTAAATCACCGTGATAATTTGAACTCGGTAATATTTTAGGAAGACGCTCTAGTAGTTGTTCACGAGTAAATGGCATCTCATCAAAACTAACTTCTTGTAATTTTTTAATATATGTTTCTGTATAATCTTTGTCTACAGCATTATTAGAAAGTTTATCTAAGATAGATAATATAAAATCTAATAATTTTTCGTAGTTGCTAGTTTTAAGATATGATTTGATATCTAGTCCGTGTAGATATTCCATATCGATCATTTTATTTGATATTGTGTATAGTTGTGGAAGTGGATAATCTACTGACAGTACCTGCATACGTTCGATGTTTCTGGATATGTTACCAATCTTTCGTACAAAGAGTTTGTTGTGTTTCTGCATCAATAATATTTGATTTCCAGAAAACCCATGAAGCTCTTTAACTACCTTGGCGGCCATATCACTTGTATGCAACTACTCTGCTGTCAATACTGGATTTAGCATGAAGGTTGTTTTCGATCTGCACTCTTGTGAATCCAACATCGCGAAATAGTCTCGACATGCTTTCTGCGCTATATCCCCACTTGTGTAACATAGTCGGATCTGGATATCTAACACTATCTCCATATATGCCTGCTACAGTTCTTTTATGTAGACGCTTGTCATGCGACCAAAAACAGTCTGGATTATTAACAACTTCTTGACACATTTTTAATAAGTCGGGCCATTCGGTAGCTGCTGCACCACCCGGTCTAAGAATTCTATAAAACTCTTTATACATAACAGGAATGTGTTGACGACTAATATGCTCTACTACGTGAACACTTAATATTTCATCTACACAGTTGTCCGGTAAGGGAAAAGGTTTAGTAATATCGTGGATCATTACATTCGGATCGTGTGACATGTACTCGCCGTCAATGTTTAGATAGCCATCAAACAATCGGCTACCGCAACCAAGATGTAACCGTACTTTTTGTCCGCTGTTTGTTAATTCATTTACTTTTTCATTAAGCATTTTTAGTTCCAAACATATTAATCATCGAATAAGGAAGATATTTTTTCATAGAGCCATCTTCACGGGTTTCAATAAAAGCTCTTCTGCGATCAAAGTCGCTGTCTTTCTCTACAAACTCTACACTATCAGACAGTTCAGTTGAATACGCAAAGTTGTCCCATTGAAATTCTGGAAATAGGAATTCAATGGCCTTAAAACTGTACCTGTAGTAATCATCTGGGTATTTATGGTATTTCCAAACCCAGGGACTGTTGATGTACAACTTTCCACCGGGTTTAACTAAATCAGATAATACTTTGGCCATTAGCCAGGGCGTCGGGGTATGTTCAAGTACACTACAACAAATAATCAAATCAAAATAATTTTTAGGTAACGGGTTATCTTCCTTGGTTAAATCGCAGACAACATCTACACCGGCACCTTCTTCGAGATCGACACCGACATATTCTACATCTGTGTAATTTTCTCTAAATTCAGATACACTAACAATTTTACTGCCTATTTCAAGAACAGGGCCTTTGGCTTTAGGATATACTGTTTTTAAATAAACTATATCGTTGGGGCTACCCATATTACATACCTAATTGACGTCTAACTTCTTCTATAAATCGGTTAGATAACACTCGTGCTGAATAGTTTTCTTCTGTGTATTTTTGACCAGCACGGATTCTTTCTAACGTCTTACCGTGATGTGCTAGAGCCCACTTAATACCAGCAATGTAATCATCCTGCCAAGTGTATGGTGCAAATTCTTCATAGCTGGCTAATGCTGTTGTAATAACAAATTTACCAGACATTAAACTATCGATTAATCTATTTGCGCTTTTAGTATCTGTTCTTGGATTATCTGTTTGCACAGGCATTAATACGATATCACACTCGGATAACAATTGACCTTGTCGTTCCCAGGTCCATTCTTGCATGTCGAGTTTGTCAAAATTAATTCCGCTGATTTGACCTTTAGATTGTCTAAGACTCATTTTGCTGAGTAGTCTATCTGTTTTAGCACTGATCATGGTGTATTTGTAATTGCCAATTTCTTTTTCTAAACGCTGCCAAATTTCTACAACAGGCAAAAATTTAAAACTTGATTGACTGCCAAACCATAGCAATTTAATTTCCTTGCCAGGAGAAAATGTTGGCTCAAGTTTAGGACGTTCAAATGGATCTGGCATAACAATACTGTCTCGACCAGTATGATGCTTGGTACTTACACCCATTTGCACACTGTTAACCGACACAAGGTCTGCTAATCGACAGCAAGGTTCGTATTCTTCTTTTTCTTCAAATTTATTATCACACAGGTCGTAAATTGTTTTTGCACCTAGATCTTTAGCCCGTTGAATGCTGGCAGGCTGACTGCGTTTTAAAAATATCACGATGGTAGTGTTGTCCACTTCTGACCAGTCAGTTAGAATTTTAGCATCGTAGCCTTGATCAGCCAACGCCTGACAGGTAACTTCTCCACGTAATCTATGACTGGCTCGTTTTGGTTTGTATGCGTCACTAAAGAATCTAATTTTTACGTTGTGCATTTTAAAATCCAATCTTTTTTATGTTGATCTACTACTCGAAAACCCCAAGACTCTAATATTTTGATAGATGGTTTATCGGTCATTGCGTCTTTGTATTCGTGCTTTTGTTGTTCAACAACAATTACTGGTTTATTTCTAAGAATAGTCTGCATTGCACCAGCAAGGATTTCTTCTTCAAATCCCTCTACGTCAATTTTTATTAAATCAATATTTTCATAGTTGTAACTATCCAGTGTCCTTAACGGAATAGAACCCTTGCCTACCGATGTGGGATCGATATGACTATGCCCGGTATTCCCCTGAACGATATTCATTTCTATCAGTGATTCAGTGCGCCCAAGTGCTACTGGTTCAATTATATAATTACTGCCTAGCACGTTTTTCTTAAAACATTCTCTAAATTCAGGAACTGGTTCGAAAGCAATAACTTTTTCAAATTGTTTTACAAGATCGCAAGCCCATAGACCTACGTTTGCACCGATATCAATACAGATTCTTTTGTTATCACAAAATGCAATTGCAGAATCTCTAGCCCTCCATTGATATCGAACTACTCCGTCATTCTTGAGACTTTTTGCAAGCATCCTAGGAAAATGATCATCATAATCCGGAAACCAAAATCCATGACTTTCTATCATTTAAATGTACTCCAATATTTTTCTAATCTGTTGACTTTGAGATCTGTTTGTAAACTATGACCGTGATCCTTGCGATCGCCTTTGAGATGATCAAGATATCCGCCCCATTCGCAATTAATCAAAGGATGGCCCTCACCTACTGAATTTGTTTTCGATGGTCTTAGGTCGCCAAGCTGTTGACTCCAATTTAATTGTTTTAGTTCTGGTACTGTTTTTCTTACAGCATCAAACACAAAACTGTCATGCCACTCACCTAAGGTGAAGATACCATTTTCTGCGTCATCGTAATATCTTTGAAAAGTTTCTAGGAATTTTTTTGTTGCAGGACTTCTAAGATTCATAGCGTACAGGCCGCATTCACTGTATTTTCCTTCTCTGCCAAGGTAACATAAATCAAAAGACGGTGAACATAGTGCTAAAACTTTTTCACGGGTAATTGCACTGTGACAAACCATATCAGCATCCATCCATAACAGGATATCAGCATCAGTTGTTCTAGCACAGTGAAAAATTGCATAAACTTTATGAGCGAATCTCACAGCATGCCACTTGAACGCTTTCTTTGAATCCTTTCGACCGCCTCTAACAGGATCACCGCTGACATCACCGTTGGCCTTGGGCACATCCTTCCAACGGTTTTTAAATTCTGTTAATTCTTGAACATCGTCGAGGCTGAATAGGGTCACATGATTATGATTTCTAACAATGGGATTACATTTTTCTGG